GTGGAGGACGGGCACGAGATCTGCGGCGTGTTCACCCAGCCGGACCGCCCCAAAAACCGGGGGCATAAGCTGGCCTTTTCACCGGTGAAGGAATACGCCCTGGCCCAGGGGCTGTCCGTGTATCAGCCCACGAAAATGCGGGACGGCACGGCCCTGGCCCTGGTGCGGGAGCTGCATCCGGAGCTGATCGTGGTGGCGGCCTATGGCCGCATCCTGCCGGAGGACATTCTGAACACCCCACCTTACGGCTCCATCAACGTTCATTCGTCCCTGCTGCCCAAATACCGGGGGGCGGCTCCCCTCCACTGGGCCCTCCTCAACGGGGAGGGGGGGGCCGGGGGGGCGTGTGGAATGCCACGGGGGGCAACTCTTTCTGACACTGGATGGAGTCCACATGGCACGTCAAACCTATTTCACTTCTGCAACTAAACGTCCTCGTTCACTACGTCAAATTTTGGCCGAATTATTTAGCGGTCGTGTTCTGTCACGTCTTGATGAACTAGAGACTGCCGTTCGGTTGCTGAATGAACGTTTAGATAAGCAAGCGTCAGTTGTTGCGAACGTGGGGGCGATTGTTACCTCTGGTTCTTCACGCGAAGCGAAAAGTACACGGCCTTTAGTGAAGGAGAAAAACAACAAGGACAGTTCGAATGGAAAATTTTCAAAGAAAGAGGCTGAAACCAATGGCCTACGTTCTCATTATAGTTTCACTGGCGACGGTAGCCGTTCCAGCCGGCCAGAGCCTTTTGATGCCGGGTTCATCCATCACCACACCTCCGTCGACGACAATTACCACCACTCCAGTAGAGCGTCCTGTCACTCTGGATGGGATGACGGTGGATGCGATACCTCAAGTTCATCCAGTTACTCAGGATCATGCTGTGACTAAGGCGGTTGTATGAACTGGTTTTCAAATCACTTTGGAAAAACTTGGCTGGCGATTCTGGCTTTCATAGCTCTCATGGCCGCCGGTTGGGTATCGAACATTGTAAAACTCGTTTGCTCTGGTGATCTCCAGTTTCAGGCTGGTATGACCTTGGCTCGTGTTGTTGGGATTTTTGTTTTTCCAGTCGGTTCGGTACTTGGTTATTTCTGACGGTTGTTAGTGCATATGCATTGACCGTCTTTTCGTAAGCAATTCATGTAACTAGAAAACAACTTGTTTTAACAAATAACAAAAGGAAAGCACATGTTAGGTTTATTCAAAAAGAAAACTCGTAAAGCTGTTATCGAGGTCAAAAAAATGGAGAACCGAGATGCGGTTGAAGCCACCGTGTGGGGCGCGTACATGATCTCCTATGCCGATGGCACATGCGACGCAAAGGAAATTTCCATTCTTGAGAAAACAATTGCAGCTCTGCCTGCGTTTTCTCCGTTTGCTGGTGAGATTGCCCAAATGAGCGCCAATATCCGTGCTCAATACGAAGCCTCACCGCGCCGCGCTAATGCCCAGGCTTTACGTGAGCTGGCTGATGTGGCCGGGACTAATGATGCAGTAGATGTACTGTGTCTGTGCCTTGATATTGCCGACCAAGACGGTATTGGCGAACAAGAAGAGCTGGCCCTGAAAAAGATCGCACAGGCGCTTCAGTTGTCACTGGATGCTTATCTCTAATGCTTGAGAGATTCCGGCTTGTGACCGTCATTGCTCTTCTGGTGATGGCGGTGTTGGTGGATTTTACGGGAAAGATGATGTCTGTCATTTCTGATGGCGTCCTCATTGGTCTGGCGATCTACTTCGCTTATCCGCTAGTCCGTAAAGCAACGTGTTAATGACAAGGGCCAAATGGCCCTTGTGTTTCGTTGACCGAAATAGAGAGTTTGCACCTTTACGTTTAGCTTGCTCCCCTTTTATGCCACATCACAATAAAGCCAATAAGAAAACAACTTGTTTAAGCATTAGGAAAAACACATGTGCAAGAAATGCAAAGCGATAGCTGATGAACAAAACGCCTTATTCGAAGAAATGGATGCTAATGAACTGGTCAAAATGTTAGCCATTCTTCGAGGAATAGAAGACGTTTCCATATTTGAGAGAGTGGTTACAGCACTTAATTTTGAGTCCACCTTTGAAGAGCCAACTCAGGTTGTAGCTTTAGCACATCATTTCGGTGTTCATTATCTTGCTGAAAAAGAGCGCGCTGATAAGTTGCAGGCGACTTTGGATATGGTGAGCGAGACTCAACGAACTGATGACACTAACAAGAGTGAGGCGATTATTGCCAGCAAAGATCGTGAAATTGCTGGGCTTAAATCCTCTCTAACGATGTTGATGTCTGCGTTCAATCTTATGTCTTCTCAGGCGGGTTATAAAATGCCATCACTAAACAGCGATGATCCGATGGCCGTTCGTCAGCTTTTGGGAGCAATGGCCGACCAACTCGACGACACAAAGAGTCGGCTTGAAGACATGATGCGTGAGTTAAGCCATCGACATAACCTCGCAACACAGCCACACAAAGCCTTTCAAAGCTCTAATTGATCTGATATGGCCGCATGATCGGCCATATTGTGTTGATAAAAAACAAGGATGAAAAATGGCATACGGTACAGGGATTTACAACAATAAAGGAATTAACGTTACTGGCTTCCTTACTCCTATTTTTTTTCTTGATCGATTTACTGCGTCATCAGGCTCTAAGACGTACTCCAATCCGCCACCGGGTAAATCGCTACATGCCGTGTGGTCATTGATGCCTCTTAACAACGACAACTACATTAATTTACCTGTTCCAACAGTTACTATTAATGGAAATACGGTTAGTTGGTCAAATTTATATACGGGGCTTGGTTCTTACATATACACATACTGGGGATAATTATGTTCGGGATGTCAATTACTCAATCAGATGGAAGTTTGTGGATGAGTCCAGAATTTACTCCGCAAAATCTGATTAATAAAGGGACAATGTCTACATCTAAAGGTTCTGTTTTTCAAACATCAATCCCATCAAACAAATCATGCTTTTTCTTCATAAAAAGCAGTAATAAGGCGAACATGATGTTTATTCATGAGCATAGTAACGGATACAATGCTCTCAGATTGCATCAGGTAAATGGTAGCCCCGGAACAATAACAGTTTATGCTTTTTCTGATATGGTGTTATCACATTCTGGCTATGGCATTGCCATGTATAACAGCGCAGGCGCAATGGTGTATCACGGTGAGATGATGCCCCTTGATGCGAAACTTATCACTATTTCTGACCCTCAATTTACAATAGATATGGGGTATCCATGTGCGGTAATGCCTGCTATGGTTGGGGTATATAACTATAGACGAACCGATTACGACAGACCTGTCTATGTAACAATGACAGGTGCAACTGGAAACCAAGTATATAACGGTCAATGGTATTCCGGTAATGTCACATGGGATATTAAGAAGATTTATACAAACAAAATTCTGGTGATAAATACCTCCAAGTATGATTAGCCAATGCCTTTATTTGAAGGATTGCCTGTTTATTTCTATTTAGTACCTTTTCATTTTTGAAATAATTGCACCATTAAACAAATCACTTCTTAATGGTGCAATTATGAATACAGCCCTTTCCATCATCGACGATGCCAACTCAAACACTGCTATCGACTATCGGCAGGAAATGAACGTCATCCACGAAATTGTGGCCGAGTGCGAGAAAGAGATCGCCTTCATGTATCAGGTACACGACTTCGTTTATGGCGACGAACGCCACAACATGATTAATCGCCTGCTGAGACTAAACCATCGACCAGATGAAGATCGCTCGCGTTTAAATCGAGGTTGGTTGGATAAAGTCGATCTGGAATGGGTGAAACAGAATATTTGGGCCGAGTACTGGAGGAAGGTCACGGACATGACTAACGTTTTGCTGATCATGCCAGCTTCCCGTCGAGATGAGTGGCGCGAGCAGTTTATAGAGGGCAAACAGGAAGTCATCAAAACTGACAGAACCGGCTACCAGATGAAGGTTAAAGAGTTCGTTGGTGTACCGGAGTTCAAAGCAGAAACGGTCATACCCACGATGCTTAATTTGCTGAATGACAGGCACAAATATCTCTCTGAGCGCGTGTATGGCTTGTTTAAGGCGCTGAGTCCTGCGCACAAGACAAATAAGACAAACGGTTTCAGCGAACGTCTGATAATCGCTGACTGCATTTCTGATTTCTGGCGGGACAGCGTTAGTGTGAACTATCGCAAAGAGGACTATATCGACGATCTGCGTGTCTTGCTTCATTTCTTCGCGCACAAAGAATTTATTACCATCAACCGCACTGCTGAGGTGCTATCAGCTGCGTATCGGGCAAACGACTGCCAGACCGGTGACTGGATGAACGTCGATGGAAATCTAATGCGCGTGAAGATGTTCAAGAACGGCAACGTTCACTTTGAAATACATCCTGACGTGGCCTGGAAGTTGAATGAGGTGCTGGCTTACAGTATGCCTGCTGCAATCCCCGCGCCATGTCGCACCGCGCCAAAAACACGGGCACCAAAGCAGTTCGGGTTAATCCAGAAGACGATCTCCGTGCCGGTTCGCACTGCGCTTCGTGACGGGCGATTAAGCAAAGACAAAGGCGTATGGTACTTCTCTGATTCAGCTCTCCAGAAGTCGCAGGTGGAAGAGCTTGAGCGCACACTGAGCTTCATTGGCGGCGTGCAGGAGAAAAAGCACTGGCAGTTCCCGTATGAGATCGGCCATACGCTAAATACGATTGTGGCTACCGGATTAATACCGGATACAAAATCACACCAGTTCTACCCTACCCCACGCTTGATTGCTGAGTACGTTGCCAGAGCCACTGAATTGAAGTCTGGTGAGAAGCTGCTGGAGCCTCAAGCCGGACGTGGGGATCTTCTGGCCTATATCAACGCCGATCTGGAAGATGTTACCTGCATAGAAATCGCACCTCTCTTCGCTGATATCCTGCGCGGAAAAGGGTATACGAACACGATTTGCTGCGACTTCATAAAGTGGTCTGAGGACAACGTAGGTTATCAGTTCGACAAAATCGTTATGAACCCGCCGTACTCGCTTGGTCGTCATAGAGAGCACACGCTGGCTGCGCTGGGGCATCTGAAAGTCGGCGGGCGTCTTGTAGCAGTATTGCCGGGCACTGCGCCAATACTGGACTGGATGACGATGGATAATTACGTTTATGCCAGAGGGAAGTCGTTTACCAACGAGTTTGAAGACACAGGGATCACAGTCAGCGTATACGTTTTCAAACGCGTTAAATGATAGGTAAATACTTACCTAATTTGTGTAAGAATGTAGTTACTAAACGATAAGAGAAAAACACATGAACAACCTCCAGTTAGAGCATTTTAACGTCACAGGCCATTCTGATTTTCCTTTCAAGTTTACATTGAAAGGTTATGCAGAGGATGCGGTAGGCCAGATCATTATTGATAAAGGCATCGTTAAGTTTGAGGGGGATTTTGATGAATCCGCGAAAACATTCATAGACTTCGTTGCCAAACGTTGGAGCGAGCAATGGAAAAACCTGGAAAAGCGCGCCAATGAGTTTGATCGGTTCATGGATGCAATGGATACAGCAAAAGAGGCTCTTGATGCCGGGACTCCGTTAGATCTGGAGTCACTTTTCAACGGCGAAGTGGCCTCTGCGATGTTCGCCACCATGTTCGCGGGTGAGTTCGTCCGCAGCGGTGCCAAAAACTACCTTGAGCTGGATTACAACGTCCCTGCAATTGGCGATTTCGTCGTTACCATCCAACGCAAAGAAGGTAAGACGCCAGGTGAACGCGTCGCAGAGCTTGAGGCCGTTGTGGATCAGCGTAACGGAGAGTGTGACCGTTTGATCAACGAGCTTCATGCACTTCGGGAAGAAAGAATATGTGCGGGTAGCAATACACGTAATGCAGCGGATATCTACTTCCAGTTAGTTGAGGAATGCCAGATTCCACCAGGTGGCTCTCTTGTCGATTACGTCAGACATTTAATGGCGGAAGTTAACTCCAGCCATAAAGATGGTGAGGTGCGCTGATGTTTGGCATTGACGCACAGCGTATAGCCGCTTTTGCAAAAAGCCCTCTTGATAATCCCTTGTCTCGTAGTGAGCAAATGGAGCTGGCAAGGCTTTTTCTTCACATTCAAAAACAGGCAGACATTTTCAATAACATGCCTAATCAACCTATTCTGGATGGTCACATCCAGATGGTCATTAACAGTCATGAGAAAGGCTGGGCTGCAATCGTCCCCTGCACAATTACATACAAGTTGGCGAAAGAGGTTCAAGAGTTTCGAAAAGCCAGTGTCGAATCGGAGTCTACCAAAGCCGCAATAAACACTCTTATTCGCATGGGGTTCACATGGACCGGTGGAGCCTACTGGCAAGCACCTCACCCCATTTTATCCGGCAATTAGACGCTACAAATCCTTCGGCATGAATAAATAAAGGCCATAAGTTGTGGCCTTAAATAAATTGTTTTCTACCTTTTCTTATTTGTGAAAATAACCACAACTAGAAAACAACGGAGTTAAGAATGTCTAGTATTTCCGAAGCTCATATGTTCGCCGCTGGCGCTCATGGTGGCGTTGGTCAGAAAAGAAAATATACCGGCGAAGACTACATCAACCACCCGGTTGCTGTCCGAGAGATTGTTGCATTGCATGACGGAACCGTGGAGATGCAAATCGCGGCGCTTCTGCATGATGTGGTCGAAGACACCCATGTAACCATAGAGATGGTTCGTGATCACTTCGGTGAGCGCGTAGCTGAAATGGTTCAGGCTCTGACCAACATTGCAAGGCCAGAAGACGGCAATCGAATACAGCGTTTCATCATCAATGTCCGGGAGCTGGAGCAAAATCTCGACATGCAGACGCGCATGATCAAGCTGGCTGACCTGCTCGACAATACCTCTTCTATCGTGAGTCGCGATCCCGAGTTTTCAGCTGTCTACCTCGCAGAGAAAGAACTGATGCTGGACGTACTCTTTCACGGCAAAGAGATTGGTGCCAACGCTGATGTTGTCGAGTACATGGAGAGGATAGGTATAGAACACCCGTTGCTATTAAGCGCAATGGCGAAAGTCACTGAAGGTATTGCGCTTCTGAAACCGGTACACATCAAACGTTATGAAAAACACAAATCGCTGATCTGGAGCGCGTGGGAGGCTGCATGAAGGTCGAAAAAATAGATGTTCTTTCCTTTGTGCTGACGGATCTGGAACGCCTCGATCCGGTTCGAGTGATGATTGAAAACTACGAACCTGGTAAGGGAAGAATCACCATCATCTGCTACGGAAAAGCGTGGACTGCGGCTTGGTTTGCTATGGGCGGTGATGATGTGCAGACGTTCATTAAGCGGGTCAGCAACGAGTATCTAATCGGCTATTTCGACTCTCAACTGCGAAGCACGGTCGACGATGACAACGATGCAAATCTGCTTTTCGTGAAGTCAGAAATCATAAAGTTACGAAGAGAGAGAGAAATCGACGCCGTACTGGCTCGTGAAATGTGGGACGAGGCGGAAAACACCGATGACGTAAAAGAAAGCTGCTGTTGTTTCGGCGTCGGTAACAAACTGCTGAATCTCTTTGGTGATGATCCGTGGTATGCCGACTGGCCAACGGTACCAAACCCGAAATACCAGTATCTGGAACGCATTGTGAACGCGGTACGTGAAGGGCTGAAAGAGTTAGATAAGTTAGAGGCATCGTAATGAGAGAGAAAATCAAGAACCCGGTCGTCGTATTGTATAAACGGGAAACCAGCGATTCTTATGCGGTATCCATCACTGATGGAAGCCAGAACATGCACGATGGTCTGCTAATGGCCTCCGTATCTCCTGATGATTCTGACTACCCTTTCGCCACTTTCGCTATGGTTGGTTACTACATGGCTGCCGAAATTGAGAAGTTGCGAGCGCAGAGAGACGCATTAGCGGCGGAGAATGCAGCCCTGAAAGAATCTGAGCGAGCATTCGATGCGATGTGTGCCGAGGAACACGGAGATAATTGGGTTAGCGAATTAACGGAGACTCCAGCCACCGATGCTTTTCTGGCTGAAGTACGTGCGCAGGGCGTGGATATGGCTCGTAACGCGATGATTGATTTTGTTGATGGTGAAGTTGGGCCAAACAAGAACGTTCCGGGGCTGATTAGAGGCGCAGAGATATGCGTAAGTATTGCTGAACAGCTTCGTAAAGGAGTCATCCAGTGAGCAAGATTGACTATCAGGCACTGCGTGAGGCGGCAGAGCGTGCAATTCCGGCAATGGAACGCCTGTTAATGTTGCCAGTTGATGATGATCTGATATGCGAACAGGAACTTAAAGATAGCGGTGTTGATATTGATGCCCTCAACGCCTTCAAATTTCTGGCCGGACCAGAAACCGTGCTGGCACTACTGGATGAGATCAACGCATTAGAGGAAACGCGTATCAACGATGTTTGCCGTATTGCGGAACTAACAAAACAACTGGAGTTGGCAAAATCAAAACTCAACGAGCAGCGTGAGTATTACGAGGGCGTTATCTCGGATGGAAGTAAGCGCATAGCCGCTCTTCTTCGCAAGGACAATCTTGCCAGCGCCACGAACATTGAAGGTGAAAGAAAATGACCACATCGCACTCTGCTATTACCCAAGAAAAAGCCTTCAACATACTCGAACGACTAGAGACGCTCGCTACGGAGGAGGAGATATCCCCGGAGAAACTGGTTGAGTTCAGCCGTGTGATATTGCGTCGCAAGAACGATATGGAGCGGCTGACATCTGGCGCTCCATCCTTATCAGTCAGGCGAACACTTTGTTGCAGCTTCTGCAACAAATCCCAGTACGCCGTCAAAAAGTTAATTGCTGGGGACGCCGTTTTCATCTGCGACGAGTGTGTGGATGTGTGCAACAGAATTATCCGGGGAGAGAAAGAGAGATCAGCATGAAATTATCCAAATTTTCTGAGTTGGTGAATCGTATTTTGTCCAACAACCACAGCCATCGTCGCGATATGGATGTAACGATCGTTGTTCATTCGCCTGGTCGCATCGGTTCAACACCATCAGTTGAGGTTCAGTCAATTCAGGCGGGTTTTGATTGGGATGCCGGGCAAGTGATGATTTTTCCATCACAGCCACTGACCACGCTAACACCAGAGCAGGTTGCTGATATCGCTGATAGTGTGCGCAAAGGTCAGTCTTGGCACGCGTATCAGGAATACAAGAAGCATAAAGAGCAGTTGGAAAAATTGTCGATGGAGTTGGAAGCCGCTAAACAGCGGGAAAAAGATCTGTTTATGGAAAATGTTCGACTTAAGTCAGGTATAGCCGGTCTGATACACCTCGGTATTCGATATGCGGATGTTGAGGTCATGAAAATTGCTGGAGATGCCCAGCTTTCTACTCCATGCACTGACAGCATCATAAACAGCATTGCAGCAGGCATTTTCACCAAAGAGGGGGCAGCACGATGAGAACACTAGAGGTTCGCGCTGAAGACGTAATCCCTGGTGATGTGCTCATAACATCTAAAGGTCAACAATGTGCGGTTAAATCTTTTTGGATGGAAAATGACAAAGTGACTCTGTTCGGTACGGATGGTTCCGAAACTGATTATGACTACGACGAATTGCTTGTTGTTGAGAGAGCTGCCTAATGACCACCGTTAACAATAAGAAATGCTACCCAAGCGAGAAATATCTTAATGAGCTGATCACCAACATTGAGTTTGCTGCAAGGGCACCAGTTGAAGTCGTGAGAGCGATTGCAGCAGAGCTACAGAAGCACCGTAAGGCCTATGCCAATACAGCCGCATCTAAGGATGGTTGGATAAGCTGTAGTGAGCGAATGCCTGTAATTGGCGAGCTAAATTGGAGAACTAGTTTTCCTTTACTGGTTACGTGTGAGATCGGCGTTATACCTGCTTATTACGGCTTTGTGAGCGTTAATGGTGATAGGCATTATGGCTTTATGGAGAGTCTTAAATACGGAGACGATAACGGCAACCATCCTCAAACTAATGAATATGGTCTGATTAGCAATGTCACACACTGGATGCCACTACCAGAACGCCGCAGGAGTCGAACAGTGAATAATGCAGAGTTATTTCAGAAAATATCGGCTCTCGCGACTGAATGCCACGCTATAGCATCTGAGCTTGATGTTGGCGATGAACGAACCGAGATGTTCGAAATATACAGTGTGCTGCGCAATCTCTGTCGGCGTGGCTACGCCACTCAAGTAGGGCGAATGACTAACCCACTACTCTCATCCTGTGATGAGGATGACTCGGATGAGGATGACGAATGATGCATAAATCAGTAGCCGGTGAGTTTCAGAAGGAAGTCGATAATACCACTGATCTATTGGACGATATTTTAAGCATTCTCGCGCTGCTTGAGGCTGGCGATTGGTCAGAACATTGCACTAAAACAGAGCTAGGCGGTCGGCTTGAAAGAGAGATTACACGACTGATTAGCGATGCCCAAAATGATTTGTCACCTGAGCATCTCCCCTGCGATGTAGTTCTTGTGCCAGGGATGAGGATACACGAAGGCGTCAGAACGAAAACATTATTAACCGCATTACAGAGAAGAGCCGAACTAAGCTCGCGGATAAAGTTGATGCCATCCAAAATATTTGATGTCGTCAAATTTACGCCATCGCAACATACTGAGAGAGATAAATGAGCACGGTAGCGAAAGATCTCACAGAAGATATTCTCAATGAAATTATTGCTGGTGCAAATACCTCGCTTGAGCAACTTCTTGCGTTAGCACTGAGAGCCGAACGTCGAGACAGAAATTGTTTTTATGAGCGATTACCAGGGAAGCGACCAGATAGATCGGATGAAGAAGGTTGCGATATAGACTACATGGAGCCTTCAGAGATTTATCAACTTGGTAAAGATGACGGCTGGAACGCTTATCACGATGCTGTGATGAAGTTGGATGAAAAAGTTAAACCTCTTTCTCGACCGGTAGATCACGGTTTCCGCGATAACTGCGAATGCTCTAGTTGCCAGACCACGGCCCGTATTTGTTCCGAATTGACAGATAAGTCCAGCCTAATCTACGAAGTTAATGTAGGCGGTAATACATGGGTCGAATGCACAAGAGCTGCATACGTAAGAGCAAAAGACAAGGGTGAATTAACCAGAGTTGTTACCAATCACCCAAATAATGAGCTTAAAGATCACCAGATTCGAGAACTGGTGAACGAGTTGAGAGATATTGCGGTTCAGTACCACGGAACGCAGCAATTGCGGGAGAAGATTGCCAGAGCAGTGAACAACTCAGTCCGTAAAAAATAAGCAATAGTACGATAAAGAGGCCCCATGCTCTTGATGGGGCCTGTAGCAACTAGCGTTATGGACGCTGGTTTACGTACTCAATGATCGCTTTGATAATCGCGAACATCGGCGGCACGATTTTGAACAGTAAGTTAACCATAACAGGCCTCACTTAGTTTTATCGCGCCTAGCTGCAAATACCTTTGGGCTTGCCTTTGCAGTTGCAATATCTGTAGTCGCCAGATACTTACGGCACGATTTCGAGTTAAGGTAAGGTTTTAGAGTCACCAAAAACCTGGACTTAAATCTTCTTTGAGAACAACGATGTTTAGTAAATGGTCATTATTACCTGGTATGACCACTCAACGTTTCTTGATGAATCCAGTACATTCGGTTAATCTTAATTCAGTCGCCAGATACTTATGGCTCAGGAACAGAGCCGCAAACTCTGTTTCCTTTTAAAAAGCCCAGCCTAGTCAACTGGGCTTTTTAATGTCTATTTTTAACCCAATGAACCTTCAATACCGCAACATCAGTGTCTTGCGAATTAAGATAGTGTGTATAGGTTATGCATGCAAGTGCATAACTCTGTGGATAACTCAGGAAGGAAAAAGTAGCTTCCGCGCAATTTAGGCCAGACAAGGCTTTCGCAAAAGTCAACAGAGAGAAAAAATTTGTTAAAAATAACGTTTGTTGGAATTGTATATATTTATGCCTTTCAATAGTTAGCATCTTATTAACATCTTTTTTAAGAGATAGAGTTCAAAAATATATAGCTTCAACATATACTGTATGTATATACAGTATTAAGAGGCGAGTATTATGGGCTTCCCTTCTCCTGCGGCGGATTATGCTGAGAGCCGTATTTCTCTTGATCAGCAGATAATTAGACATCCTTCAGCGACCTACTTCATGAGGGCAGCTGATAGTCATCATCGTGAGGGAATATTACAGGGTGCATTGCTGGTGGTCGATTCCTCACTTACCCCGGTTGATGGTTCTCTGCTTGTATGCGCTCTGGATGGGGAATATCGCGTAAAAAGATACCGGAAGTATCCACGTCAGCATCTGGAGGATTTAAGAACCGGTAAGAAGGAAGCATTGCCAAAGGATGACGATGGATGCACGGGCAGCAATGCCGTGTTTGGTGTGATCACTCACATTATCAACGACGCAAGAAGTGGCGAGTTTGATGATTGTCCCGTGATGTAGGAGAACTGATTAGGCGGTGCAATGCACCGCCTTTTTATCACACTGCGCGGAATGCGATTTCGCCAGGTATTACTTCACCTTGCCAATACATTTGGGCAGCAACGCGATCTGCGAGGTCACGATAAATAGCCGTAAATTCGCTATCTGGACGACTAATAACGGTTGGTGTTCCGTTATCCAGATCTTCACGAAGAGAGATATGAAGTGGCATTTGGCCTAACAACTGCGTGTTGTATTTCTCGGCCAGTTTCTGTGCGCCACCGGTGCCAAAAATTGGCTCGTGATGACCGCAGTTACTGCAAATATGCACACTCATGTTTTCGACGATACCCAGTACCGGCACTTCGACTTTTTCGAACATCACAATGCCTTTCTTCGCATCGATCAGCGCGATGTCTTGCGGCGTAGTTACCACAACCGCACCAGTTACAGGAATGTTCTGCGCCAGCGTCAACTGAATATCACCAGTGCCCGGCGGCATATCGAGAACGAGATAGTCCAGATCAGGCCATAGAGTTTCCTGCAACATCTGCATCAGCGCCTTGCTGGCCATCGGTCCACGCCACACCATTGCATTGTCGTCGGTGACCAGATAACCAATAGAGTTGGTTGCCAGGCCATGAGACATGATAGGTGCCATGTGAGTACCGTCAGGTGAGGTTGGACGTTGGTTTTCCGCGCCCAGCATGTTTGGAATTGATGGACCATAGATATCGGCATCCAAAATACCAACTTTCGCACCTTCAGCAGCCAACGCCAGTGCCAGGTTTACCGCCGTGGAGGATTTACCCACGCCGCCCTTGCCTGAGCTGACGGCGATAATGTTCTTAACGCCATTAATGCCTGGTTGGTTTTTGACGCGCTTAAGCGTGGCAATGTTGTACGACAGCTTCCAGTCAATAGCCTTTGCTCCAGTGATACGGAGCAGATCACCACTACATTGCTCTTTCAGGTCTTCAAAAGGCTTATTCCACACGAAAGGCATGATTAGTTCGACATGCAGTGTGTCATCCATCAACGCAACATGGTGTAACGCTTTAAGCGTAGTCAGGTTGTGTTTCAGGGTTGGGTGCTGAAAATTAGCCAGCGTACCGGCTACCATTGCTCTCAGGGCATCCGGCGATTTGGACTCGCTCATCCCGTCTCCTTTATTTTAATTTGCGCAATTGTCGCCTTGTAGTGTACTCCAGCTACGACATTTAATCATTTATGAGAAATGCTGTTATCACATGGCAGACATAAGGCCATTTTGTTACTATCAAGCCCCTTTTCACTACAAAGAAGTAATGCCTACTATGACCCAAGTCGCGAAGAAAATTCTGGTGACGTGCGCGCTGCCGTACGCTAACGGCTCAATCCACCTCGGCCATATGCTGGAGCACATCCAGGCTGATGTCTGGGTTCGTTACCAGCGAATGCGCGGCCACGAGGTTAATTTCATCTGTGCCGACGATGCCCACGGTACGCCGATCATGCTGAAAGCACAGCAGCTTGGTATCACACCGGAGCAGATGATTGGCGAAATGAGTCAGGAACACCAGACTGATTTCGCAGGCTTTAACATCAGCTATGACAACTATCACTCGACGCACAGCGAAGAGAACCGTCAGTTGTCTGAGCTTATCTATACTCGCCTGAAAGAGAACGGTTTTATTAAAAACCGCACTATCTCTCAGTTGTACGACCCGGAAAAAGGCATGTTCCTGCCGGATCGTTTTGTAAAAGGCACCTGCCCGAAATGTAAAGCGCCAGATCAATACGGCGATAACTGTGAAGTCTGCGGCGCAACATATAGCCCGACTGAATTGATCGAGCCGAAATCGGTGGTTTCTGGCGCTACCCCGGTAATGCGTGATTCCGAACACTTCTTCTTTGATCTGCCTTCTTTCAGCGAAATGTTGCAGGCATGGACCCGCAGCGGCGCGTTGCAGGAGCAGGTGGCGAACAAAATGCAGGAATGGTTTGAATCCGGCCTGCAACAGTGGGATATCTCCCGAGATG